ATACACCTGTTTCTTCTTCAACCAAGAAAGACTGTGCAAGAGGGTCAAACCAACCTACATCTCTCTCTTCAAGTGGTCCTGCACTTACATTAGTAGAAACAATTTCTGATCCAAGTAACCTATTAACATTACGTTGCTGGAATTCTTGCTTCTGCTCAACTCTAGCATTCCTAACTGAAATGATAGTTTCTTGAACTGTCTCTAATGCACCAGCAGCAGTGTATTGTTCTTCTGCAATAGTAACTGCTTCATTGTGATTATTATCTTTATCACTAACAAGAGTGAAGACACTACTACCAGTTTCAAATCTTGGGAAATTAACTCCATTTGGATTTGGAATGAAATAAGTACCAGCACAGAAAGCAGAAAGATCAGAAATCAATCTAACATTAGTAATCTTTGCTTGTGCTCCACTTGTCTTTCCAGTAAGAATCATTCCAGATTCTACATAACCATGAAATTCTCCCTGAACTTCATTTTGAAGAGAATATGTATCTACATTCAAAGTAGTTGAAGTAGAAGTATATGAAGCAGGAACTGGTTTTTGTGTATAAGGACTTGAAGCATAAGTTACTGAAGGTGCATTATATTGCCCTTCCTTATGATTTGATTGAGCAACCCTAAAGGTAATACTCGGTCTCATGCTACTAAAGTTATCACCACCTAGTCCTGTTCCTTGAATATTACCAATAACAGTTTCACCAACTTGGAATGTTCCAGAACTCATTTCTATTTCTAGAAGTTTTGGAGTGCAGTATTTTGTAACATCCTCACCATCAAAGAACGCATAAAGTTGAGTTATTGGTTTCATTCTCTTGGAAACAAATTCAATGTTTCTAGATCTCATATAAGGAATGATATCCCTATTAACAACTTTAGTTCCTTGAGACTGTCTATCAAATACTTCACTAACAATCGTTCTAACGCCCTGTCTGGACTCTACACCCCTCTGAATAGTTTCTCTTATTTCTTCTCTGATCGTAGTAGTTTGACGTGCCTGAATCCATCTAGCAGGGTTTGTAGAAGGATCTCCATTTGGCCATCCACCTCTACTAAATCTTGGACCCCATTCACCACCATGTTGAGTTATTCTACTTGTATCTACGGTATCTACACCAGTCCAATTAGTTTGCCATGCATTCCATAGAACAGGTGCAAATCCTGTTTGAGGATCTGTTCCAAAATTCCTACTTGCAGCAGCCATTGTTTCTGCATAGTTACCTTCTGTCTGAATAACTTTTGCTTCTAATTTAACAGTATCTACCCAGTTATCACTTGCAGGAGTTAGTTCTACAGTTCCTTGCCAAAAACTAATAAGGAAAGGAGTTACACTTTCAGTTCTTGTTGCAAAACTCTGTTTCAACCATTCAACATCAGCATAATCTAGAGTTACAGTATCATTATTTTTTCTTACATTGATACCTTCAATTGTATTAAATGCTAAATCCACACTAGGATCTACATCAGTAACAGGACCAAAAATTAAATCTACTGAATTAGTATAGTGCTTTGGTCTAAGTTCTTTAAATGATCTATCAATACTATTCTTAATACCTAATCTATCTTCTTGTGGTAAGAATGAATCGAAATTATCAACAAAGAATCCTGATTTAAATCTATTAAGTCCATCAGCATCAGAAACGAATAAGTTAGCAGTATTTGTTTCTAATAAAGTTAACGCAGTATAATACTCTAAATTCTTAATCCTATTCTCAAGATTCTTAATGTCAACCATTCTAAATCTTTTATATTCTTGAGCACGTATATCTGCTTGTTGAGGATTAAAGAAATATGGTGGTAAATTAATAGTTGCTATTTCAAGTGCTCCATCTACAGTTCCTGGTTTATCTGGTTTTTCAGCAGGAACTCCATACTTAACTTGGAATACACCTTCTTTTGTTAAGTAAATTCTATCAATTCTTCCAAGATAGAAAGAGAATGAAGCAACAATAGCTTCATCAGATGCTAGAATATTAGTAGCAGTCTGACCTACATTATTAAATGTTCTACCAAAGAACTCTAATGGAGATCTAGAACTTTCAGAAACTGTGTAATCTGCAACTCTAGGTCTAATATCAATAATATCACAATTACAGATACCATCAACTCCCATGATATCGTTACCATAATCAAAGGTTTCGTAGGAATTTATTGTAGTGATATCGCCATCGTCAGTAGAATCATAGAATGCATTCTCAAAGTAAACTTTAATTTTTTTATTAGGTGCTTCAGCTTCTGGTTTTCTTGATATAGTTCCATAATCATATATGGTTTTTTCTTGACCAGTGCTAAATGTATATTCTCCACCTATATCAAAACTATTAGATTCTAATGTAGTAACAACTCCTTGAATTCCAGATTCTTTGAATATTACAGTTTCACCTTCTGCAAATACAAAATCATTTTTGTATATAAATGTAATTTGACTATCTGATAATCTTTCTGCATAACATGCTATAGCACCACTATTCTGTCCTGTGAGATATTCACCGATTATTAATTCAGTAGTAGTTGTAGATTGACTATTAATATCAGAAAGAACCATTTTAGGTGCAGATGGTACTTCTAAATCAGCAGATTCAAATATACCATGAATTTTCATAACATCAGGAGAATTTAATGATAAAAGATTATCTTGAACTCTAGTCCCAAATGGAAATGCTCCAAATGTTAATCCATCATTTATTGTAGTAGATCCAATACCAGATGCTGAATTTGTAGATTTATCAACAATAAGACTATTGACTCTATTCTTGATCTTTTTCTTTGCTCTTGGATTTTGTTTAGTAAGTGTAGTTGTTAATTGAGCACCTGCATCATCTCCTCCGAGATTATAAATCTGAAGGGTCTTACCATCAAGACTAATTTCAAACTTATCAGTAGTTAAAGGTTCAGCAGTACCATCAACACGGATCAATGAATATCTTTCTTCATCAAATGGAAGGAAAAACTCACTAGATCCAGCAGAGACTGGTTGTGACAATCTATTATCAACAATATTAACTTCAAATACTTTTCTTATTGAAAGAGACGCATTTGTTAAATCTACATCAGAGATATAATCTTTAGGCAACCTAGTGAATAATGTATTATCAGAAGATGCTGATAGATTTGTAGTTAAAACTTGTAAATCAGTTACATCTCTTGCTACAGTTGGTAAACTACCATTTACTATTCCATCCACATCTGCAACATTAGCAATTGTGATTGAGGTATCACCAACAACAGTAATTCTACCGTATGTTGGATCATTAGATTTTGCAGGATTACTGAACTGAACTAAATTATTTACTTTCACAAGTCCACTACCAGGAAATAAATCCCCATTGCCATGAGTGACTGTGCTTACACCACCAGAAGCAGCAGTAACTGTTGCAACTCCAACAAATATTGAAGGAGATTGAATAACATCACCATTAAATGTTCCAGCAGTACCAACAGTTCCATCATTAGTCGCAAATACTGATTTTACATCAGAAATAGTATATGCTGTAATTGCTGTTGCAACTCTACCATTCTGAATTCCATTGAATATTAATGCTTCGTTCTCTATAAAATCACCTTCTCTTTCATAAAGATTTAAAGCAGCACTATTAGTAACAGAATCTTTTAGGAATGCAGTTGCACCACTATTAGCACCCTTTATAAAGGTAGGTGTAGGTAAACTATCAATAGGTTGATTCAAAGTTACTTGAGTAACTGTTTGAACATCAAATAAAGATAAATCCCACTGATTTAATACTGAGTTAATATTGTATGACCCAGTTTCTAAACTATAATCATAAACTCTTGCAACACCAATTTCAGTTCCTGGAACTACTGTTTGATCAGCACCTACTCTTTGATCTCTTAAACTCAAAATATAAGTGTTACCTATTCCTATAGTAGGATTACCAAAAGTTCTATTTAATTTTAATGTTGCTCCTGTATTGTATATTATATTTTGATTTGATAAAGTTTTTGTTGTTCTTGGTTTTGGGCAATCCAAATATACTGGATTTGGAACTTCTATACCATATCCTCTGACGTATGCCTTACCTGGAGATATTTTATAACAAGCAAGATCGTCTGATGGTGTAGTTCCGCTATAAGTAAATTGTCCTTCTTGAAAAAGACCTCTATTACCTATATTATCATTTAAAGAATCTTTTACACCAACAGTAAATGGTTTTACATAATAATCTCCAGCCTGATCATATGACCTCTGTGCCATTTCATCGGCAAGATTTTTATATGTGCTAGTTTGTATTTTTGACTTAAGAACACCATCAACAACTTCTGCTTCTTCAACAAAAGCATTGTCATCAAAATCATCTAATGGTTTCTTAAATAAAGAAAGAGTAATTTTTAATCGATCAGCACCTGGTGCAGCAAAATTATTAAACCCTTGTGAATTATCATTCAGGGTTTCATCCATATCAGAGTTTATAATCTCTTCATTTACTGCTAAACCAACCCTATAATTTCCATTACTATTATACTGTTCTAGTATAAGTGTTTGTTTTTCTACTTTAACAAATTGTCCTCTAATAAAATAAACACCTTCTTGTATTTGAAAGCATGATCCAGTAGCAGCAGCATTTTGTGCTATTGTTGTTGCAAATGGAGTTCCTGCACTGATAGTGCTATTTCCTAGCAAACCAGAGTTGATAGGAACATTACATGTTAAATCTTCACCATCAGCAAATGTTTGCGTTGCATTATTTGATGTGCTTGAACTAATATAAGCAACATATAAGGTTAGATTTCCTCTTTCAGAATCTTCTGCTAATAAAATATTATCTACAACTGCAGTTACACCAGATGTTCTTCCTGTAATTTGCGTTCCAACTAACTGATCAACATATGCAGATACAGGAACTCCCTGAAAATTATTCTGTAATTGAATATTATAGTATAATTTATTATAACCAGTATTACCAGGTATTACCTTTGCACCTTCTTTAAAAAAATGTTGCCCAAACTTTTCAATCTGATTTTGTAAAATAGATTGGAGATTATTAAGTTCTCTCGCCTGAACAGGAGTTCCAGGTTTAAACAGCACCTTATGATAACCACTATTATCTGAATAGTCGTCAAAATATGGCGATACGTTTAAATTCGTTTGCTGTGGCATGATTTTTTAGAACTGCAAAATAACTTTGATATCTTCTTTTTGGTTTAATGATCTAGTAATCGAAGGTCGATTATCAACATAGATTATATTTCCTGAATATTTTTTAGATTCAGGGTTGGCAATGCCATTATTAAATGACTGACCAAGGTAATACGTCTTACTATTTATTACGGTTGAGACACCTGTGAAGGAGGTATCTATTGCCAAATTAGATCCTGTAGAAGGAATAATAGTAAGGCTACCATTACCACTTGGAGTGCTGGTAAATTGATTTAAATTATATCCAAAAGGTGGATTTGTTTGTGCAGTACCTACAGTGTTAAATCCTGCCATAGTTCTATCTTGAAAGAACTTCAGAACTCCTGTAACTTGATCATAACTAATAACTTTACCCAAAGCAGTAGAACCAGTTCCAATAGTTTGTTTAAATAATGAATCTGGAGCAAATGTAGCAGAACTATATCCAGCACCAGTTAACCGAAGAGCAGGAACTGCACTTGCCTTATCTAATGTTAATAGGTTATTTGATCCAAATCCTTTAGGATCTTGAACCACACCAATTCTTGCTACTTGATTACCTGTAATAAAATCTGGATTTTCTGTATCATTTTCTATTCTAGAATAAAGTAAAACATTAAATGCACCCAATTCATCATATATATCCGAACCATGTCCACCTTGAGGTGGAATAATAACATCAAATGTTGGAACTGTTGTTCCTGTAGGAACTCCACCAGCAACTAAATCTACATTACCATAAGAATAACCGTTACCTTGACTTGAAACAGTTACAGAATCAATTGTTTGGTCATTGGACATGATAATAGTGCATTCAGCACCAGTTCCATCACCTTTAATTGGAACTCTTGTATAAACAGCACCAGCAGTTCCTAAACCAACTCCCCTATTAGTAATAGTAACTATCTTAATAGATCCATCTACTGCATTATCTCTTACTGCTGCATCATCAGCAGAAGTTTCCCAGTCTGGAGGAACTGGAATAAAATCAGTCGATTCAAATTTTACAATCTCACTTGGTTTAATAGTATAAAGATATTTCCATACATACCCATCGCCACTACTTCCCGCAGTCTTTGGTTCTAGATCAGTAAATGTTGGTTCATCTAGTGATGGTCTTCCATTAGGATTTTCAGGATCAGTTCCGTTTTGCAAACACTCATAAACTCTATAATCACTATTCAATACATAATAACTTGCAGAATATAAATTTGTAGCACCTGAAACTTTCGCAGTATTTGACCTTGTATAATCTCCACGATACATATCATATGTTGTTCCTGAAGACCATAATCTTTTTTGAACTACCTGTCTTACATCTGAAGTAGTAATTTTCTTCAGAGCAATCATGCTATCCCAATAACTATTTTCTTCATTAAAACTGTCTTTGGGAGCAGGGGGAGAAGTATCCCAATCAGATTGTAGTTCTGTAGGGTTAGGTAATCCAATAAAAGAATAATATGAATTGCTAGTAGAATTTACACCAGCAATAAAATTCTTTGCATTTAATATCCTAATCTTATCAGTTATGATTGCAGCCATTTTTAGAACTTTTTATTTATTTATTAAAGGTTTTATGAAGGTTTAGTCACAACACTATTTACCCGTGGATATTTTACACCATTAGATGATGAAACTCTATTTCCATGATTTTCATGTGGAAATATAGTTCCAGTTTGTGGTCTTTTATAAACATAAGAAGCATACCGATTATTAGAATCACCAAGATCAGTATATGGATCATCAACCATACCTTCACTAGTACTGGCAATTTGATTTATTCCAGCACCTTCAATTACATATTGGAGTGCATCTGCTTGTTTCATGTTAGGGTATTGTTCAGCAGCACATGCTAAAAGTCCACTAATTTGAGGTGATGCCATACTTGTACCACTAGCACTTGCATTATAATAACTAGTATTTCTTTGATCTTGTACCTGATTATTATATCCAGAACTAGAATTAGCTACAGACGACATAATATATGTGCCAGGTGCCCAAATATCAACTCTTTCTTCACAATTACTATAATATCCTTTTCTATCATTAGTATATGCATCAATTGAACCTACAGATATCACGTTACCTGCAGAAGTCTCTGTGTTACCAGGAGTTGATCCTCTATTAGAGTAATGTCCAGCACCATTTATTACAAGCATATTATCATAATCATTACCACCACTCCTATCCATTGGCCACATTTGATTTCCTGCAGAACCTACCACAATTACTCCATCATTTATACAATCTTCAATATCTGCATCTATACTTGCCACTCTGATTCCCATATATGGAGTTCTATCACTATCATATGGACTACCATAAGTAGAATCAGGAACAGGAATTCGTCTATCTTGTAATGCTGTTCTTTTTTGAGCAGTAGTCATTCCACTAAAACTAGTAGTAACTGTTCTATACTTTATTTCACTTATAGTTGATAATAAAATATTTCCGTCATTATTATAAAACCCGTAACTATTATTAACTATTGTTGGATTTCTTCTTCCAGTAGCAGCGTTAATTGGTTTATTATTATGAAAGTATCTGACATATTCAAACATAATATTATACCACCAAAGTCCAGTTATTCCATTATTACCACCTGCACTAGCAGAAAATTCCATATTATAGATATTGGCATCTCTTGCCCATCCTTGAGTGTTTCCAGCAACCGTTCCTGCTACATGGGTTCCATGACTAGATGTAATTGTAGAATAATTATAGGTTGCTGCAGTATTACTACTATAACCTAGAGCAGCACTGTATTGAAACCAATTAAATTCATTACTACGAAGATTACCACTTCCATCAGGATTTTCTCTAAATTCTGGATGACCAAAATTCATATGATGATCTATTACAATAACATCTACATTTTTACCCGAACTTGTTGTATTATAAGAACCAGTTTGTTGTGATGTTCCATTCGATCCCCAACCAGCTGTTTGTTGCCCATCAATACATCTTTTAATACCCCAATTTTTATCAGCAACACCATCGGGAGTTTTATCCCAATCACCATTTTGAGCACTATCCCACTGTGGCTCAACCCTTACTTCAACATTTTCTTCACATGCTTTTACTCTAGAATCATTCAATAATTCAGTTGCTTCAGCATCAGATAAAGTAAAAACCGTATTTCTACTTTGAGGTCTCATCAAATCACATGTGCATGCCCTATTAGGAATAGAACCACTTCCACTAGAAGCAGTCATTTCATTACAAAAAGTTGTTTTATCAGAAAAATTATTAAGAGTGACTGTATACTCTTTCATCTATGCCTCCGCTTGTATTAGAGTTAGGGTTACTGTAATAGAACGAGCAGAAGAATCCTTATTGGTCACTTTTGCATAAACTGTTGTAGAAGGTGTTCCATCATTATTCCATCCAATAACTCCTGGCGACATTAAGAATGTGCTTGCACCTGCAGTAGATGTTAAAACTTCTGCTATGACACCTGAACCTGGTGCGGGATCTGTTCCCTCTGCTCTACTAGCATCAGAGGTTCTAGATGCAGCGTCAACATAAAGTCTAACCCAAGCAGGATGATCTATTGCTATCTTAAGTAAATTATATGCTTTGAATGCAGTTATTGATAAATCACCAGAAGCAGCAGCATTAAGAGAAGCAGTAGTGGCACTCTTCGTAGTTCTAGTTGCTAATGCTCCACCGCCACCACTAGGAGTATCCCAACTTAAAACACCAGATCCATCAGATTTTAAATAAGTGTTTGCATCACCATCATTATTTGGAAGAGTTAAAGTATATGTTGCACCAGCACTATGAGGTGGTGACTTAATTTTTACCCCGTGAGAGTTCTGACTACAGTTAAGTTGAATTGTACCATCATTACTACTACCATCACCCCTAACTTCAACAACACCAGAACCATTGGCATCAATTTTTATATTGGCATTAGAAGTAGATACTATAGTATGTCCATTAACATCTAAATTTCCACCTAATTGCGGTGAGGTATCGTCTACGACATTAGATATTCCACCACCACCTCCTCCAGCAATAGTAATAGTTTTTGTTGCTCCCGTGCCAGATGCAACTACACCTGATCCTACAAAATTAAGAGTCGTAGCAACAGTCGATAAAGCAGAACCCTCATCCTGAA